ATCGTTTGCTCTGTAAGCAATTTTATATCCTTCCTCTGTTACCTCTGCCTGATAAGTTGTATAGTCACCTACAGGTAGTTTTAAATCTGGTAATTTACTTTGTTGTCTAGTTGATAGGACACCTATCATAGCTATATGTGATACACCTACAAGAGTTCCTAAACTAATTCCAATCCACTTATTCATTTATCTTGATTTCGTAATATAATATATGTATAAGATTAATTATGTGGATCGTAATATCTTATCAACCATCCTGTCACTGCTATTACTACAACAATAATTATTAAAGTTGCCATCTTTATGCCTGTGCTTCAGTCCATGAAACTCTGATGTCAGCAGCACGTCTATTAGAACCACGACCACCAGCGATGTTGGTGACCTGAATTCCTAATACCTCAGGACCATCTGGGAAAGTACCTGTTGGATTAGGTGCTGTTGTAGCAGTGAAGTTATCAAATCCACCACCAAGAATTGAGTTGGATAGTTCTTTAACTCGTCCAAGATCATATGCAGCAACACCAGTATCAGCATAGAATCCAAAGATAACTTCTCCTCCAATTAATTCACCGTTAATTCTACCACTACCATCAACGATGTTACTAAGTTCTGCGTATTGTGCTAGTGATGTACCACCAACATTCTCCCATATAATAGTGTCAGAAATGTTTGGATTAAGAATTAGTTCAACAAACAACGCACCGTTGGTTGAGATCTCACAAGAGTTTAGAACCAACTGCATTCTATTAACAAGTTCTCTAGCACCAAATGAACCAGGAATACCATTGTCAACTGATGGTGAAGTACGAATAGCTAGCAACGCTTTTGTTTGTCCAGAGTTAATTTCCCTACCAGTTCTAGTTCCAACCGTGTAAACATATGCTCGGTCATCGTCATAACGACCATCCATGATAACAGAAGAACCCCAGTGACTTATCTGTGGAACTGACGTCGCTTCCAGAAGTTCAATGCTGGTTGGTTGTGCTACATCATATGTGAATCCTTGTGCAGATGCTGCTCCAAGTGGAGAAAATGTAATACTTGTTGGGTTAGCAGAAGTAACTGCCTTACTCAATGAAATAGAAACACCAGAGATGCTATGAACATATGTGTCAGCAGGAACTCCAGATCCATAAACTCTTTGTCCTTTTTGAATACCTGTACCAGCACTTACACTACCAGAAGAAGTTCCAGATGCCATGGTCAAGTTAATTCCAGATGCACCTGCTTGTTCTCTAGTAATACCAGTGAAAGAACCAGCATTAGCACGAGACAATGGAGATAATGCAGAACCTGTTGCATCATTTATTGCAATACCAGTTGCATCTCCAATAGTATCAGTGATTTTAAATGTAGTTGCAGAAGGAACTGCAGCAACATAATATACTTTCTTAGCTACAATATTAGAGAACGGTGTGTCAAATGTAATTGTTTGTTGTCCGCCAGGTGCTAGACCAGTTGTAGATGCAACTGTAATAGTATCACCAGCTGCTTCAGAAGCAATAATATCTTGTTGGAATACAACTTTACCTGTGTAGTTAATGTATTCTTGTGTACCAGCAGTAGAACTAGTAGTTTTTCTAACTCTTAGTGTGCCAGAGTCGGGAAAATGTGTAGGTGCTTGTGAAGCATATAAAGTAGTATCACCAGAAGTAAATGTTCTAGAACATGTAGTTGCAGGTGGAAGAGTATTAACTTCGTAACGAGCTGGTAGGTTACCAGATCTCATGTATGCTTCAGTGTTCTGGTTGTTGTTAGGAATCTTATGAGCGTAGATAACATCACCATTCAATGCACGGAAACCCCAGCGTACAAAACCTGCACCATACCAAGAGTAGTCCATGTAGAACATCTGCATTTTGGTTGGGTCAAGAGTGTAACCAGTCTTACCAGTTCCATCACAACGGTCAATGTTCCAGTCTCCCTGATTCCATTCAGTCTCAACAGTTTGAGTGATAGGAACGTTACTTGCTGAAGGTCCACGATAGTCAGGGAAAATAACCATCTGAGTATCAGAGATGATACCATCAACACGATAAGAAGCACCACGAATGACAACATAGTCACCTGGTTTTAATTGCTTTGCAAACTTAGTTGTTTGTAGGTTAGGACCTGCGAAACTAGAAACAAGAGTGTTACCATTTGTTACTGTTACTCTACCAGATAACTGGAAGGTAGAAGTTCTACGAACAACACTAAGATTTCCACTCGCCCAACGGAAGAAAATACCATTCTGTTGATCCATCATACCAATCTCTAGTTTAGTTCCATAAGAATTAACTGGAGTGATAGTGTATTGTCCTGCAGCAGTAGCATCTGTTGGAGCAGAGCTAGCAGTGTACTGGAAAGTGTATGGGTCAACAACGTTACTAACATTGTATGTGCCGTTGTAGTTGTTATCGTTTACGCCTTGAACCTTAACAACTGTGTCTCTAGTAACGTTATGTGCATCAGTTGACACAACAGTAATAGTAGTACTAGATGCAGTGATGCTATCAAGGTTTTCAATAGCAGGTTCTAGTATAGAACCAGTAGAGAATGAAACACCTTTACCAGACTGATATCTAAAGTAACGTTTTGTCTGTCTTATTGCTTGTTGGTTTTTAGAGAATGAGTTGGTAGAAAATTTAACACCACCATCAAATGCTCTATGAACTGAGTTACCTTGTGGTCTAGGATATAGTTTAATAGTTCCTGTTCCAACAGATCCAGTAGGTGCTGCGGATGGATAGTAATAAAATCTGGTTGGAGATTCTACTCTTGCTACAACCCAAGATCCATTAACGTTAGTACCAGCAGATCCAGAAATTGCAACCTCGTTACCAACTTCTAAACCATGTGCTTGTGTGGTATCTACCTGAACAGATCCAGACATGACACCTGCTGCTGGTGTTGTTAATGTAATTGTTCCGCCAAGATCAGATCCACTAAAATGAATACCAGAATATACTGCAGTTCTAGCAGAGTCATAGATGTCTGTACCACCAGTTCCTGATGGCCACTCATATTTTGCAGTGTATTTGAATCCAATAAATGCACCAGTGGTACTCTTACTATCAATAATAAACACACCATTAGCGCCAGGAAAAGTAGTGTCTTGCATGTAGATAGCAGTACCTGCATCTGGTGGTGTAGAACAAGAGACTGCCATCTCTCTACTACCACTAGTAGTATTAATTTCTGTAATTACGATAGGTGTTTGAGACTTATAAGCAAATGGATTATTGTTGATCGTTGCTAGAGCTTCCCATTTAGTATCCTGAGTACCATACTCAAAGTCAGTATCAATCTGTGACTGTGGTTGAGAAACCTTAGACTTGTTTACAGCATCATTGAATGTCTCTGATGGTTTAAATGTCTCTTCAAATTCATCAACGATGATCTGTAAATCATCAGTGTCTGACATTCCTGTTGTATCATATTGTAAGATAACCCTAGTTGTTGTGACGTTTCTGATATCAGTTTGAATAGTGTAAGTAGTAGCAGTAAGCTCAGGATCAGAGAAGTTATATATTATTTTATTGTCAGTCACATTGGTGATCAAAATAAGGTTCTCTCGCTGAACGCCACCAGGAATGATAACTTCTCGCGTTGAAGCATCAAATAGATAGTAGTTACTCTGAATAGTTTTCCTTGCCATTACCTATGTTCCGTGTAGTATATTATGCTTTATGTATTTATCAGACTCCGTACCTAGTACGAGTAGCTTCAAAGTTTGTCAGTGCTTCACTAGCTGATAGACCGCGTGCGTAAACACGAATTTGTCCTATCTTACCAGTGTACTGGAAAGAATTACCTCCATCAACGTATCTACCAATCTGTACAGATCTTCCTCCAGCATTAAATGCTGCATTACCAACTCCGTGATCAAACGTATCTTTTAAAACTCCATTTGTATAAGCTTTAATATATCTTGACTCGGTTAATGTACATATGAGATGATACCATTGATTTAGATTCATTGCATCTGGATCAAGGGCAAGCTTACCAGCAGTACCACCTGTAGCAGCACCTCTTGCTCTAAACTGTCCAGAATTAAGAATCGCTATGTCTCCGCTTAATCCAGTGCCACCAATACCAACAACTCTTGCACTGCTATCACCATCAGTGGGTGTAAAGTTAGAAGTATTAACCCATGCCTCTAAAGTAAAACCAGCAGCAAGTCCAGAAAATCCAGTCACATGAGAACTAGATAGTTGAATTTCACTATCAGTACCATTAAAGACAAAGGCACCATCATCTTCATCGTACGTAATATTATTGTACGTTGATGTGTTAAATAAATTTCCTGTATCTACTTGATTTGATAGAGCAGTTGTATAACCACTAATACTTTTTGGTGCGATAGTAGTAGCATAAGTTGGTTTATTTACTGTAACACTATCTGTTAGTATAACTGTACTAGCAGAAGATCCTTCTTCTAGTTGAGCACCCCAAACATAAATCACATTACCTACAGCTGGAACGCCACCTTGGTGTTGTGGTTCAAATCCTATATTCACATTTGTTTCATCACTTCCACCAATTGTTTTTGTATAGGTGAGTCTCTTCCATGATCCATCAGCAGGAATAGTTGAATTAGCATTTGTAGAATATGGAGAACCACCTATTCTGAATTGAAGTACTTCACCTGCCATACCAGATCCTGCCTTCACCCACATACTCATTGTATATGTTTTGTTTGCAGTTAAAGTGCCTTGATGATATAAGTATGGATCAGTATTAGTAAATTCCCATTTTGTAGCAGTGTATGATCCATCTGGTGCTAATACTTCTGTAGTATTCTCTGTCCATATTGAACCAGCTTTAGCACCACTCCATAAATCACCTGGTGTTCTTCCATATGGAAATAAATTATGAGATTTAGTATAGATTAATTCATCTCCAAAATCAAAATTCAGTCTTAAAGTAGGATCAATAACTATACCAGTAATATCAGGTCTTGTTTCAGTAGCAAGACCCTGCAAGACCTTTCTAGCGTTATAATTTTGAGATATTTCTGGTGCTGTTAAAGCTCTTTGATAAACACGAACCTCTGCAATCTTACCAATAAAGTATTCACTTGCACTTCTAATCTTTCTTCCTATTTCAGCAGCACTAGATCCATCACCAGTAAATGCAGGAGGAGTTACTGTTTGTTCAACTCCATTGATACTTACATAGAAAGTTGAACTTTTTCTATAAAATAAAACATGATTCCATTCATTCAAATTACAAGTTGCTGAGGTATTAGAACCACCAGTCGTGTATATTCTTACAGCTAAAAATTGTAATTTAAAATCAAAATCTTCTGTTGAAAATATGTTGGCAAAAACAACTGAAGATGTAGGGTATATCCAAGATTCAATAGTAAAATCTCCAGAACCAAAAGAAAAAGAAGGACTCTCTGGAAATTCTATGACGTCATTAGTTCCATCAAAATTCCAAAAACCTTTACTATCTTGACTAGCACCATCCACTGTACCATCAAGACCATTACCTGATTGATCTTTAACAACAGTTTGAGTTGTGGTTTGAGTTGTGGTTCCACCTGCAGCAGGAGTTTGATCTGCTGTCAATGTAGACGGGAATGATCTTCCAGTACCCCAGATAATTCTTACCGCACCATCAGCTCCTCCTCTAGCACAGTTACCATTACCTCCAGAAGCACCGCCACCTCCATACTTAGCATGAGTATTTGAATTACCAGAATTACAAGTTCCTATAGTAGCACCAAGCTCTCCAGCAACTCCTCCTGATCCACCTGTACCACCAGTTGACTGTCCACCATTAACAAAAACTCCACCATTACCATTTGATCCTTCACCAAATATACCTACGCCACCGCCACCGCCACCTTGTTGGTTGTTTGGGTAACCTTGGTTACCACCTCCGCCACCTCCGCCACCAGATCCGCCAGAGCCAGATCCACCAGCAGATTGTGCGAAACCACCATTTCCTCCATTACCTGAGTATCCACCAGCTCCGCCACCTCCACCTCCACCAGGTGGACTTCCAGTTGTTCCTGATGCACCACTACCACCGTTTCCTCCATTACCACCACCATCTCCTACATAATCTCCACCGAAACCATCACCAGGTAATTGTACACCGCCATCAGGATATCCTCCACCGCCATTACCGCCACCACCTTTGACAGTAGATGTGCTTATAAAATATGAATCTTCTGCTTGAGAAGCAGGATATGCAGATTTAAGACCTCTGTTTCCAACGACAACAGTATATGAAGAACCAGGAGTTACTGAAATATTATTTTTCCATCCTAGTCCGCCACCGCCACCAGCAGTGTTATCATATCCTCCTCCACCACCACCAATAGCGACTACAGATACAGATGTAACATCTGCAGGAGCAGTCCAACTAAAAGTTCCTGCTGTAGTATATTCTTGTTGATCTGTAGGACTCGTGTTAACAGTTTCTGTAAAGGTACTAGTTTCTACTTTAGATCTTATGTCTAGAGATTGATTATCAACAGGTCTAATAGCAGGACTACCATGGTAATCAAATAAATCTTTTTCTTTATGTCTAGTTTTTTTATAAGCAACATTAGTAGCTAGATCATCTCCAAGCAAAAGATTCAATCCACTGTAAGGATAAGAAATAAAATCACTACTATCATTTCTAACAGATCCATCTGCAAGTCTTCCTATTGGATTACTAGGAGTATTAGTATTAACTACGTAAGTAATATCTTGAGGTTCACCTGCGTGACTAACTCCTGTGCTATATGTGAATTCACCAAAACCGTTACCAGATGCACTTACCTTACCAAAGGTATAACTTTTAGCTGTTCCATTAGAAACATTATCCTCTTGTTCTACAAAAAGAATGTAATAAAAAGATGGATCTCCATCTAGTCCAGCTGTTGGTTGTACATAAGGAGGTTTACCTGGAGCTGAATTATTCTCTGGTATTATTCTTCTTCTAAAAACAACGTCACCGTTCTTTGAATACTTAATTAAACTTAAGTTAGTATTTCCAGTTACGAGTGTCTCGCGAGAAAGAATAACTGTCTGTTCAACTGGTGTGTCTGACCAGAGATCAAGAAAGTCATGATTTTCAAATGATGGAGTTGTTTTATGCCAGATTAAATTTCCTTCGGCAGAATATTTAATTATAAATCCTTTTTGGTAAACTGGAACTGTGTCAGCAAACTCCGTGCCAACAACATAGATTTGATCATTACCATCAATATAAACATTCTTAACTTCTACATCATTCTTTGCTCCAAGAGAAGGTGATCTACCACTATTGATTGTCCTATCCCAAAGAATATCACCATTGGTTGTATCTATTTTTGCAAGGTATCCTTGTATGTAAGCTTGATCTGTAACTGATCCAACTACAACTACCTCTCCTTTATTATTTGCTGCAATTTTGTTTAGTTTAACTTCACCATTTATATGAATAGCGGACTTACCCCAGAGAGGATTACCACTAGTATCCCATTTCTCAACAAAACCTTCTGCAGTTATACCTGTACCAGTTTTATGTCCACATGCATAGTAACCATTAGTGGTACAAGCAACACCAAAATATTCTACGTCACCACTTTGAGATGTTGATACCCACTGTTGTGCTCCACTAGCACTGTACTTAGAAATCCAAGGAACACTACCAGTTTTTCCACCAATAATAATATCTCCTCCATACGAAGTTGTCTGCTTCATGAAGTTTAATGTTGTAGGTGTACTTGTATTGTTATCTGGTGAATTAAATACTCGTCTCCAATCTTCTACATTCGTAGGATTTGTTGGGTCAGTCTCGGCATCATAAGCTTGTTTCTCCATCCAACCAAAAGATACAGTGTTTGAATCTTTTGCTGATCCTGCTAAAAGAAATTTCTGATCTGTATCACTGTAAGCAATATCAGATGTATTGTATCTATTTGATTCTGTAAATTTACTAATAGTATCAAAGAAATTTGTTAGTGCGTCTTGAGCACCAGAACCTAAAAGGAAAAGGTTCCTAGGAGGACTATTAAAACTTACTGGCATTTATAGGTTCCTCCTTAACTGAAGTCTGTGTTACCTTGTCCGTAAACTCTTACGACGCCAGCACCATCTTTCAAAATTATAAACGATAGTATATCAGTGTTTGATGTAGCTAATGGTGGTGAACCGCCAGACCATTGTACGCCGTTAGCGACGTTGTTTCCATCCACAGTACAAGCATCACCATATGTAGCAGCAGCATTTGCCTCAATAATTAAAGTGACTGTAATAGATTGACCATTAACTAATAGATTATTATCTGCATCAGCAGTAGAGAACGCCCAAGTATTAATTGCTGTTGTTGGTGTAGTTCCACAAACTGTGTTAGCACCTGCTGTTGGAACAGAGATTGTGTTGCCACTCATACTAAAGTTAGTAGAGAATGAACTGAATACTTTTTCAATAACTCTACCACCAAGAACTGCTGCACCATCAACTTCAAGTGCAGGAGATCCAGAAGGTCCTATTAAAACACCCACAGATGTTAGAGAGGAGTTAACAACAGTAGGACCAAGAGTTGTAGTAGAAAGAGCTAACTGGTTATTAATATAATACTCTTTACCAAATGCTAGTTCAAAGTTTTCTGAAGATGTAAAGAACTTACTTGTTCTGTTATCATATAAAATCTGATGATTTGTTGTACCTTTAACAATAACACCACCACCATCTGCTGCAGTGTCTGAAGGACCTGATGCAGTAAAGTTTGCTGATCCTGTACCAGTAACAGAGTTAGAAAGTGTTGCTTGGTTATCAGTGATTGTATCTATTGTAGTTCCTGCAGGTACACTGATACCACCAGTAGTAGAACCAAGAACCATACCAGGAATTAAGTTTGATGTTGGTGTAATTGCTGTAATAACATTACTACCATCAAGAGTGGTTGCAGAAAAACTTGTAGTAACAACAGCAGCAAGTTCTAAGTTTTTATCGTCAATCTGAATGATGTTAGAGTTGATGCTAGTAACAGTACCATTAACAGTCAATCCTCCTTGAATTAAAAGATCACCATCAACTGTAAGATCTTTTGGTACAGTTATATTAAAATTACTAGCACCTTTAATCCATGCTTCTGTTCCAGATCCAATAACAAGTTGTCTATCACCAGAAATTTGATCTGGTTGATAAGTAGCGTTAGTAGAATTTTCATCATCTGCAGGACCAATAATGACATTACCAGTTCCTGTCATATTATATCCAGCATAGTGTCCTATACAGACGTTTGCAGTTCCTGCAAGGTTATTCTCTAATGAATGTGTACCAAGTGCACAATTTTTATCTCCCGAAGTATTGCTGAGTAGTGCATCATTACCAATTGCTACGTTAGAAGCTCCAGTTCCTGTCTGGTTTAATGCCCTAGAACCCACTGCAGTATTGGAAGCACCGACATTTACAGTGAGCAGAGCTCTGTAGCCTAGTGCAGTATTCTGAGATCCTGAACTGACATTATCTAAACATGCAACACCCACACGAGTATTAGTTCCAACAGCACCAGCACCACGACCAATACTCATTGGATCAGACTGTGTTCCTCTAATTAAAATATCTTGTTTGTCAGTGTTTAATGTTCCATGAATGAGAACATCACCACCTGTAACTCCTCCACCACCAGCAACAACACCAGCTGTGATATCAGTATTGACTTGGAGTGAGTGATTTACTGTTGTTGTTCCACTAGTAGCTCCAAGAGTTATGCTAGTAGCAGCACCAAACGAAGTAATAACTGTGGCACTACTATTAAAGATAGTTAGTGATGCAGATGTTGTAGTAAGACCTGATAGGATGATTGGATCATCTTGGAACACAAGTTTTCCAGTACCAGTAGTATCACCAATCAAACCTCTCAACTGATCAGAAGTTGTAGAGTTGAATACTGCAAGAGTATCTCCTGTATATGCTACTTGACCACCCAGTCTAAAACCTACGGTAATAGATGCTAAGTTATTGTCTGAAGTGAGTAGTAAATCTCTCTTAACTTCTAATGTCTTTCCATCTGTAAATGTCAGAACAGAAGATGCACAAGGAGTAATCTCAAGACCATTAACAGAAGTAGCAGTAGCAGCACCAAGTGTTGGTGTACTAAGTGTTGGATTGGTTAAAGTCTTGTTTGTTAGTGTCTGTGTGTCAGATACGTTTATAATTTCTTTCTGTAGAGATCCATCACTAGTTCTCCAATATCCTCCAGATTCATACCACTCCAACCTTTGATATGAAGTTACATTTCCTGAGGCATCTGTTGTTCTGTTAACCTGAATACCACCATCACTACCAACTAAACTATTTCCTTTTCTTAATTCAATATTATTATCTTCTACTACTAAGGTAGCTACCTCAAGAATAGTTTGAGATCCTGTTACAAGAAGGTCTCCTCCAATTGTCACTGTAGATCCATCATCTTGGATGATGCTATTTGCAATCTGACTATTACCTGAGTCCCATTTAAGTACAGTGTTACCAACTAAGTTAGTATTATTTTTAAGAGAGAGATTTGATGAACTGAATATAAGACCACCATCTGCTGTGATAGCAGCACCACTGTCAGTATTGACAGAACTAATATCAATAGTAGTTACACCACCAACTGTAGACTGAGTGATTCCTGCAGCACCAGATGCTACAAACTTAAAGTCTCCTGCTAAAACAGCGTTACTACCAGTAGCAATTCTAGTTACAGTATCTGTGTCTGTGCTGTCTACTGTAATTGTAGTTCCAGTTTGTGATATTGAAGAGTTAGTTCCACCAACTAATGTAAGATCACCAGAAGTAAAGGCACCAGTTGTACCACCCTTAACCCTAGTGACAGTATCAGTAGATGAAATTTCTAATGTAGGTGTGCTAGTAGGAGCTGGCAAAGCACCCTGAGTAATTGACGTTGCGCCAGCTGCGACGAATGTAATGTCACCATCAACATATGCGTTACCAGTGCTACCTCTTAATCTAGTGATAGTGTCTGTATCTACAGAATTAATAGTAATAGTTTTAGAAGCTGCATCCTGAGAGACAGTCGCTGCTCCAGAGGCAGCAATAATCATTGCTCCAGATTGCGCAGTACCACCAGTCTGTGCTGCCAGTGTAGTAATTGTATCAGTATCTACATAACTAGAAATAAATGTTAGTTCATCACCTGATCTATTGATCGTCATATTAGATCCAGCGATGAGTTTAACGTCATCATTAACAGATGCAGAATCAGTTAAACGAATTATTTTTTCAGAAGCAATAGATCCATCTTGTAGGGAAATACTATATGTTGTATTAGTATCTGGTGTAGTTACACTGCCACCAAGAGGAACACTAACACCGTTAATATTAATTCCAGAATTTGTTAAAGCAGTATTAGGTAAATTTGTTATGGTATTAAGAGTACCAGATATAGTACAAGTTTCTAAACTTTTGTTAGTCAGTGTCTGAGTTTGTGTCAGGTAAACATCACCAGGATTTCCCCAGAATACTGTAGTGCCATCACTTGTTAAATATTTTCCCGCGCCAGAGTCTCCACTGATAATTAAACCATTACCAGTTAGTTCTAAATTATCACCCGATACAAGTTCCTCAATCTTCCTTGAGGTGGAGTTAACTATTAACGGGAAACGATCAGCCATTTAACTACCAACAAATACTACTAGTGCTCAGGTTTATTTATGCCTTAAGTTATAACAATGCTATTAGACATACCACCATGGAACTGACAAATGTAATAGAGAGTAGTTCCTCCTAAAGTAGCTGTGTAAAGAGTAACAGTTCCACTTACACTTCCATTTCCCGAAACACCACCACCAGAATAATCAACTCCGTTAACAAATGTTGGAAGTTGATTACCAGTTCCTGTAGTAGCAACAGTCTTTATCAAGAATGGATGACCAGAAACATTCAAGGAAAAGTTAATTATATCACCAGCACTCACATTGATTGTTGGATCTTGTGCGTTAACATGAGTGGTCACTCTATCAGCACCATTGAACACATAATATAATGCACCGACATTAGTAACATTAATTGTGAATGTCTTAGATGTATTATCTGGTGCTGCTCTATAAAACATTGGAGATCTAGGAAATGTAAGACCACCATCAGCATTGTTTCTAGAACTGACTTGATTAGAAATCATTCCTGTTACATCTTGTCTAGGATTCTTAGCAATCAAATATCTATCAGGACTATCTTTCCTACAAGAATTATCATCAAAATTTCCACCGCCTGAATCCCAAGTCATATCATTGTAGATACTAACTTTATCTAAGTATGCTTTAGCATCATTTTGACCGAACCTAGGTTTATAAGAAGCTAGACAAGCGATTACACCTGCTACTTGTGGTGATGCCATACTAGTACCACTAATTGCTTGGTAATAATTTGAACCACCATACTTACCATCCGCTTGTCCATTAGAATTATAAGCAGAAATAATATTATCACCAGGTGCAAATACATTAATGTTAGGTCCGAAGTTGGTGTAAGTAGATCTTCTAAAATTTTTGTAACTTGATATAGATCCAACACTAATAGCATTCAAAGAATTACCAGGACTAGATCCTCTATTATAATAAACTGTTCCAAGTCCAGAAATACTTACTAGGTTATTGTAATCAGGATTACCATCATCAACACAATGAAAATTATTGTTACCAGCTGCAGCAATAATAACTACACCTTCTTTAATAGCATCTTCAATGTCAGCTCTAACTGATGCGTTGTCTGCATTGAGTTTCATTTTATTAGATGCAAAACCAAAGTCTGCTTCTAGTCCCGCCCATGTCCATCCAGAAGGATTAGGATTACCACTATTATAAGTTGTTCCTCTATAAACTACCTGAGTAATATCAGCAAGATCAAGACTTGCTTTCTCTAATATATCATCTAAAGGATATCCATAACTCCAACTATGATTTGTGATGGTTGGATTCTTGACACCAGTATCAGGATTGACTGTCTTGCTTCTATGAAAAGCTCTTAAGTAATCAAAGATTAATAGATCTGGTACGGGTGTGCCTTGGTTAGAACTATTACCAAGGACTTGCATACTATAAATATTTGCTTCTCTCGCCCACCCATAGTGTTGTCCTGCTACTGTTCCAGCAACGTGTACGCCATGGCTCTCTGTGTTAGTAGCGTTGTTAACATAGTTTGGATATGCTCCTGTAGGTAATGTTTGTCCATCATCATCAATAGTTCCGACAAGAGTATTCAAATTACTATACCAATCATATTCTACAAATCTAGATAGACCTGTGCTAGGACTGAACCATTCACTACAATCAGATGATACTGGATCATCACAGATAACCACATCAACATGCTTACCATCGTTGAAAACATCTACAGAATTTCCAGTAAGGAGATTGATTCCATCTCTTCCAAAAGTTGTTTTACCTCTTTGTACAGTATCACCAGCACAATGTACGTGTCCCCACTGTCTATCGTTAGTGGATATAGTTCCAGTAAAAATATTTTTCCAATAATCTCCGTTAATATTATATGGAGTATAGTTAAGTACATCTCTAGTCATTACCATGCCACGTTCTTTTGGTGACAACTGTACATCCCATACTCTAGGATCTTGACGTAATATTTCTGCTTGCTCTTCAGTCATTTTGTAATGAGTATTCCTACTCATAGGACGCTTCATTACTAAATGATAATCACTCATCTCATTGTAAAACTGCTCCAAATCTTCATGCTTATAGAGCGTTACGATGTAGACTTTATTTTCCATGTTAAGCTTCTAGTTTGACATATGTAAGAATTACTTGTACGTTTGCTGTAGAAGTATCGTTTACAATTTTAAGGTAAGTAGTACTGTTTTGAGTCTCACTAAAACCAACAACTGCTGGTGTAATCCATTGTGATGCTGCGCCAGTGGTGATGACTTCTGCAAGAACACCAGAACCAGGTGTGGGATCTGTAGTTCTAACTCTAGCAGCATCATTTGTTCTGGCAGTAGTGCTACTGTATAAGGTTACCCATGCAGCGTGAGATGTCTCAACTTTTACTAAAGCAAATGTATTTGCTGTACTCAAACTAGCATTAGCACTAGCACCACCAGTAATAGCTGTTGTTACCGAAGCAGTAGATCTTCCTTGTAGTCCAGTTACAGAAACTGCAGAGTTTACCCAACCACTTCCAGTGTATGTAAGAACCTCGTTATTAGTTGGTGTTGTGATAGTTACATCAGACAATCCAGTAATACCAGTAGAAACACTACTTGCACTAGCAGCGTTACCACTAATGTCAATGCCATATGTACCAGTCAATCTTGAAGTAGGAACTATTCCTGCGTTTAAATTACCAGCATCTCTATAATATGATCCGTGTTCTCCATCTAAAAGGTCTGCATCTAGTGCACTACCAGCACCGTCATTAATATTAGGACCTGATAATACACTGACATCTGGAGGAGTGTAACTGAAAACACCAGTACCACTAGTATATGAAAGAGCAGCTGTCCCAGCAGAGTTAGTCGTGACACTAAACAAAGTTCTATCAGTTGCACTAGCACCAGCTCCTGCTGCTGTCCAAGATGTTCCATCCCATGCGTATACAATACCAGCTACTGTGTAAGTATATGAACCGTCAGTTGGTTGCCCTCCCGTTGCGGGAAAATTAATTGCCATTTCTTAAGATGCTCCTTCCGTAGTATTTAGAATTACCATGTTGCGAGTGCTGCTCTTTTCCATGTATTCGTAGCAACACAAATGTATACATAACCAGAATCATATCTAATGTCACCTGTGCTACCAGTAGAACTAGCAGTTGTAGGAGCGTCAGATGATAATGCTGGAGCTAAAGGTGGATTAACGTCAACCCATTGAGAACTATTAGTATCTGTATAGTAAACTTTGAGACGACCCTTATCACTCTCCCACCAAAGATCACCAGCTGCAGGAGTACCAGCAGGGATAGTATCACTAATGGTTACATTAGCACCACCTCCACCACCAGTTGGTGTTTGCCATGTGACGTTACCAGCACCATCTGAAGTAAGAACGTCTCCACTAGTCCCGTCAATTGCTGGGTAGGTAAGACCACCCGCAGTCAATGATCCTCCTACAATAGCATTAAGACGTGTATAAGTTCCTGTACCAGATATTTGGAAATCATTGTTACCATCAACAGGATAGAATTGAATATAACCACCAGAACCACCGCCACCAGATCTTATTATAGATGTGCCAGGACTAGCACCAGTTCTCTTGAAATGAATTTCACTCCAAGCATTAGTTGTAGTTAAATGATTCAATACAAGTCTAGATTTTGCAGCTGGATTGCCTTCATTAAATTCAATAACATTAACACTACTATCTGTATGCATTCGTAATGCAGTTTCACCAGCACCACCAGCAGTATTATCTTGTAGTGTTACTTTAAACTCTCCATCATCTGTACCAGTTCCTATTACTTCAGCACCTGAATTTCCTGCAGATAATGAACTTATAGCAGGAACCGATGTCAAGTATTGTTGAGTTGTAGCTACCCATCCTGAACCATTCCAAATAATACCATCGCCATTATTAAGATTTGCTTGGTTATATGATACGTCAGTAAGACCATCAAGACTTAAAGATACTGCAGTTAGATATCCTGCACTAGCATGGTTACCCCAACCATATGCTGTATCCCAGTTAGAAATATTAGATGAAAGAATACCTGCTGCAGGAGAAGCACTGTATACAGGATCAGTTTCTGTAGTTAGATAACCAGAAAGATCTGGAGGAGTATATGTGAATACACCAGTTGTATTACCATAAGATAAAGATCCACCACCAGAAGCAGATGCTGAGCTGACAGAAAGATCAGATAAAATAATTCCAGATCCACCAGAACCAACTAGGTCTGGTTGTGGTTTCCAAGTACTTGTTCCAGCATCCCATTTTAAGACATGACCATCAGAGTTAGATGTAGTATTAACGTCTGCTAGTTCATTAATAGAAGATGTTTCATCTACTAAACTTAACCATGCACCACCGTGTGCAAAGACTCCTTTACCTGTAGCATGAACATGAGCAAACATACCATGATAGGTAGATGCATCTGGAAGATCAACTGCGTTAGCATAGTTGTTAGAATATAATAATTTACCTGTTGTGATTTGATCACCACTAATTTGTACACCATTTGATGTGGTTTCAAATCGTTTCACACCACCAGCATACAATGCAACAAAATTAGAAGCATCTGTTCGTATCAGATCGTCGCCCATGGATTCTCCTATAAAGAATCCTGGAGTAACTCCAAGACTTCCTGCAGTAAAATTTCTACCTGAGTTAGATTCAAATGTTATATAAACAGCATCTGAAGGTCTCTTAAGGTGAAGACAACTTATTGGATTATCTTCTCCTACTCCAAGACCGTTAGTATTTTCAAAAACTGTTGAAGAAAATTCAATAGCATCACCTGCAAAGTTACCTCTTGGAAAAGCTTTAGCGGTGATGCTACTAGGAGTATCAGTAAGTCCAGTAAAAGCACTAGGTGCTCCTGCAGCAGTTATATAACCTGCTGCAGCATGGTCTCCCCATCCAAAAGCGGTGTCATAATTAGAAAGATCTGGAGGAGTAAATGTAAACTCTCCATTAGCAGTATTGTATGCTAGACCAGCAGTTCCTGCAGCTGCTGTAGTGACACTTGGTTGAGCAGGGACTACTGGTTTATTTAAAATTCTACTAACACCGCCAGACGCATCCCAATCTGCGTTTACCTGTGCTGCAGGTATAGTAGGTTTATTACTAAGACTATTATAATTACCATCAAACGCTGCCACCCATGCAATAGAAGTGCCAGTAGTACTCAATACTTGACCAGAAGTACCTGAGCTACCAGCAGCTTGAATTGGTTTCCCAGCAGGGATATTCAGACCCTCCTTCAGATCTATTGGTGAGTCATCACCATAATTAGCAATTTCATTTGCAAGAATTTTTGACATACCTCTAGTCCTGAAGACAGTTATACTAAGCTAGAAGTATTTATTAAAGGTTAATCAGTTTGAGTAGGAAATTGAATTATATTATCCATATGATCCAGATCTTTTCCTGTTTTTGTACTAATAACTATGTCTGATAGACCAACTGGAAACGTTTTAGTGTTTAATTTATCATAGTAATCTTCCAAGTTGTCTGTAAAACGAATGGTATTATTAACTTTATTTTTTAAATCATTAACAGAACTAAGTGTATCAAAAAGTTCTGTTAAGTATTCATCTTCTCCTTCTGCCAAGGCACTAATCAGTGCCTGACGCATAGCTTTTTCTGCTTTTTCTAATTGTGATGTAACGCTCATGATTCGTAAGGTGATGTAACTGTATCTTTTCTGCCACCATAGGCAGCAACTTCTGGGTCGGGGTCTAACCACTTGGTGTATTCAAAATCTTCAATAGCATAATCTAGTTGAGTTCCGTTATCTAAGAGATACATGTCTCTGTAACGTCCACTCCAAGTATTAAATTTTTGTATACGATAGTCTGGAAACCCATTATCAAGGGTTCCACATTCAACGTAACGATACGGATATCTTTCTAAGATAATTTGTGTCTTAGCACCCATCGTCGTGGTCGTGGAGGTAGTCATAAGTTAAGTCGTCAGGATTTTGTGGAACTACTAGTATCTTAGCACCATCAGGTTTTTCTACAAGGACTACTGTGCCAGTTTCTGCTTTGTCACAGTAGTAGTCCTTGCGATCTTCAAATTCTTTCTCAGTTATTTCAATCATATCATATTTGGCAACAAATTTTTTCTTTTTGCATATGTTGTATAGATTCTTTGCATCCACCTAGGTGAATACCATCCAATACTAGTTGTGGAAAGGTAGAACCTTCACCAAATTTTTCATAAAATTCCTCTCTAGTGTAATCTTGATCTAATTGATACACAACATGCTGTAACTCCTCATGCTCAACAACTTTTATAAGTTTGCTGCAATAAGGACAACCTGTTTTAGAGTAAATTGTGATCATGCTTTTAGATTTTTAAAGTCGTCTTCAAAAATTGCCAGACCTGCGTCTGTCAAGACATGGTTATACATCTTATCAAATACTTTAGTAGGTAAGGTAGCTACAGAAGCACCGTATAAGAAACAACGAGATACATGATGTACATCACGTAAACTAGCAGCAAGAATTTTTGTCTCAACTGCTTGAGTGCGATACAAATCAGAGATACCACGTACTAATTCTACACCACTGAATGAGTTGTCATTAAGACGACCTACAAATGGTGAAATGTATGTTGCTCCTGCCATTCCTGCCATTGCTGCTTGTGCAACAGAGAAACACAGAGTAACATTAGTTTCAATTCCTTGCTCAGAAAGATCTTTGCAAGCAATAAGACCCTCTCTAGTGAGAGGAAGTTTAATTGTAATCTCAGATCCAATAGCAATGTATTGTTGAGCATTATCAATCATTTCACTAGCAGTTTTTCCATCAACTTCTGCTGATATACTCTCAAAACTAAAGTCTTTAGAGAGAAGAGAAATAAAGTCAAAGTAACTTACACCAGACTTACGAACTAGTGTAGGATTAGTAGTGATACCAGCGATTAAACCAGTTTCATATCTATCTTTAATCTCTCTATAATCAGCTGTATCTAAGAAAATTTGCATGATGTAAATTATATAGTCAAAGGACTTTTTCTAAATTATAATGTAATTTTTGGTTTATGTCAACTTCTTGTCGTAAAATTAAAATTAACAACAACTCTTCTCATCTCGTCTGTACAAGTTACAGCTGCATGTCTTGTAGAACAATCAAATATTACCATTCTATTTGCAATACTTTCTACCTTTGTACCATCTTCAAACATAGTATATCCATTATTAGTATTAATATACATGATAGATGTTGTTAAGATATCTTCATTACCATCTAAAAAATCTGTATGGTAATTACCTACATGATGTTTCTCTCTTTTATAATTCAAATTTGCTTTATGTTTATGTAACATATCTACATTTAATAATTTAAAACAATTAGTGTCATCAAATAAACAGAAAGAATCACTATTAATTTTAGATCCAACAATAAAACTATGAACTAATTGACCATCCCCATCACCTTCATATGTACCAAAATCATTCCAATACCAAGGAAAACAATCTGATAATAAAGTAGATTGAATTTTATTAAATTGTTCTATTGGTAGAAAATTATCTACTATCTTCATCTTCTGATATATCCCAATGCCACCTAATAGATTTTATGTAATCAAACGTATCATGCATGTATGATTTGTCATCATTATCATACTTTCTCTCACATAAAAAGTTTCTCATTTTTTCTATGGATAAAAAAGAACCTTTGTGAATATAGTTTTCATCGTATAAATGGTATTTCATATCCAAATTTTTTCTGATCCGTTACCCAATTCTTTTTTCCATTGGGTAGATAAATTATACATGATTTCATGAATATTGTCTAGCTCTTCACTACTATTATTTTCTAATGTGATTAAGTTTTCTTTTACCAGTAGATCAATCATGTATTCCTGTTGTTCTTTTGAATAAGCTGCAGGTCCAAACCATGGGTCATATGGTAAAAACTTGGGTGCAGGTATTCCAGTAAAAGTTTTAGTCATCTTTGTTGTTAAAATAATCTTTCCTGTAATAACGACCAAGTATGTTAGAATTATAGAATGCAGGTGTGCCATCTGTCAAAGTTTGTGATAAAACGTCATTAAGAAAAAGTTGTTTGGTCTCTTCATAGTTAGTTCTTCCTTTGGTAGTATGCAAACTTAGAATTTCTCTGCTAAAGGATTCCTTACCGTACTCCTTAACGTCTGACTTGAGTTCGGGACAAGACCCATAATACTTTTTCCAATCAGACTCTGAGGTAACTCTTCTCTTTCCACCCCTAGGTTTCCTCTTCTGCACAAAATATTTTCTACCGATGTACTTCTTACCTGTTGACTTATTAGTAATGAGGTAGACGTAACCGAAGAAATCGCCAATATCATCAGAAGTGAAAGCTGTACCTTTGTAGTACCAGGAATTTTCATAATCAACCACTTGTTCATAGTATCATTATCTAATATTTATGGTTCATCAAATAATACTTCATTAATATAGTCATCCGCCCACTTTTCACCAAAATATTTTTCTAAAATCTTTCTAGTTTTATCATTCTTTCTCTGTTTTTCACAGTAATTTATCTGTCCTTCGTATCTTTCATCTGCTCTGTTGTAATTCATAGTTGATTTCCAGACAGCACCTACAAATACATCAAGGTATTCGTTAACTACATTGGAAAATGTATCAATTTCCTTTTCGTTATCTAATCTTGCAAATTTACAATAAGGTGAAAATATTTTACCCCATGCAGGTAACTCTCTATTGTGTTTTAAAGTATGGTATCTACTAATATCTTCAATGTCTTCATAGATTGGATGATCTACACCATCTACAGGAGAGATGTCTGTAATAGCAGCAGTGACAATGTTCTTACTAGCTACAATATCAGCACCAAAAATAGGTAAATCAAACTCTGGATCAGGATACCATATACAATGTAAAATATCCAGTGGTCCTAGACTAGCAATTTCTGTATGTACCTTGCGTAATCCAGTACACATATGCATGTCATTTTGAATGATTAACTTACCATCCTCTGTTTCTTTATAAACCTCTCTAAATTTATCCTTGACATCCAGTTCCTCTATGTTAGGTAGAGTATCTTGATGCTCACGAATGATATCAGCTAGGTCATTAATTATTTGTCTTGCCATTTTTATGCATAACTGAAAAAGAATTCTTTGATTAAATTATGGGATTTTTCTTTACCAAATCTACTAGACAAATATCCAGAAATAGGATCAAGTCTTATCATATACTTATCAAAGTCAGTATACTGTGAAGTATCAGTTCCTGTTGGTTGATTATCTTCCAACATATTTTTATAATATTGTAGATATTTTGTAAACAAAGGTAAATGTTCATCTACCTCTTCAGGTTTACAATATCTAACAACAAGGTTGTCTGAAAAATGATTACCTGCTTCAAAAAATCTATACTTTCCTTCTACTTTAGGTAGATCTGGTGTATAAAACAAGTATTTTTCTACAGGATGTTGGAAATCAAACACAATCACAACTCTCTTGTCACTCATTCCCATGAGATCCATACCAAAACAAGGTAAATTAGATCCTGTCTTAGGGTATATTATATTGTTATGAATACTACAAGATTTATCATCCCAAATTTCAATCTGTCTAGACTTTATAATATGATCACCTTTATACAAATCAGCAGTTAGGTTCACACTTTTATCATTAGTCCATTCAGCATGTCGCTGAACAAATTTTACATCTGGAAAAATATTTTTGACAGTAGCTTTGTAATTTTTCCAAAGATCCATTAAATCATTTCCACCTAGCAAAAAATTCTTTCATTGTTGTTTGATATCCAGACTCACGAGAGGGAGGTTCCTTGATCCCCATCATCTTCTTGTAGTCGTTGTGCATCGCTCCCAGTAACCATGCCTGTGCTAGTTGATTCGGTCCCT